CTTCAACCTCCCATATTCATCACGCTGCACGATAAGCTGGTTGGGGGTTTTTAGTGGGTTTTGATGTATCATCTCTTTCATTTTTTCTTGATTCATTATGTGCGGGTACCAGTCGCTGGGTTTTTCGGTATGTTGCTTGATGAATTTGGCATAAAATATATTTTTAGACCGTTCAGTTATGACATAAGATTCAAACACTGGTTTATTGCTCGTTATGTATCGTGCGTTTAACACTTGATTCCCATAGCCTGGGATATTTAACCAGTATTCAGCGCGTAAAACGTCAATGATGATGCGTTCTGTTTTTAGTGTTAGCTTTGCATTGGGATCGATTAGCTCGGCTTCACACGACCTACATTGCCTCGCTACGATATCATTCTGTACAGAGCAAGATGGGCACGCTTTAAATTCAAAATAATAATCACAACGTTTGTCGTCTGGCATTCCTCTACAACGTCTGGCATGTATCGAATTAAAGGTATTGCAGGTGTAACACTTGATTACATAGTCTTGTTCTTCTTCTGGTTTTGGTTGTATGGCTTCGTTGATGATGGGATTATCAAAATCTTGGAAGCGATCAATATTTCCTGAGTAGTCGAGCACCAAACAGTCTTTTTTTCCAGCATGTAAACGCAGGCCTCGCCCTATGCCTTGGATGTACAGGAGCAAGCTGGACGTCGGGCGTAACCAAACAAGCCCATCTAAGTTGGTCACATTAATGCCAACAAGTAAACAATTTACGCTGATAAGGTATTTTATTTTGCTGGCACGGGCAAGGTTTAGGGATTCGTTGCGCTCATCGCTTGGGGTGTCGCCTAGTATGATTCGACATTGATTCTCAGGAAGTGCCGCCAAGGCTTCAAAACAGTGTGCGCGGGTGCTGCAAAAAATTATACAAACATCCCGATCAGCCATAACTTCTTGCACTTCTTGCAGTATGTCGTATGTTAGGCGCTTCTTGCTATCAATAACGGCTTGCAGGTCTTTGCCCTTAAATTCGCCTGTGTTTTGAGCTTTGCATTTACTAAAGTCAAATCCTTCCGTTTTTGTGTAACCGAATACGGGTGGCACCAGAAAGTTTTGTTCAATCAAATATTGCGTTGAGATGTTACCAACTTGCGTTTTAAAGAACGCGTGAGTGCCCACGATTGACGTTGACCCTCTAAATGCCGTGCCAGTCATGCCCAATACTCTCATGGCTTTGTATTCTTGCTTGTAATGCCTCAGGATTCGCATGTATGTAGAGCGGTCATTATTCGGGTTTATTTGATGCGATTCATCAACTATTATTAAGCTAAAAATGATATCGGCTATTGGGTGCTTTGCTTTGATTGCGGAAATCAATGATTGTGGAGTCGCGAATATCACGAGTTGGTCGCAACTTTTATCATCTAATGATGCGCAGAAAACTGACGGGTTTCCGCCAAGTAATTTAAATGCTTCTGAGTTGCTTCGGACAAGTTCCGAGCTAGAGACCAAGCACAACACACGCTTGCCAACTGATTCCAGTTTGCGGGCTATAGACCCGCATAACAGGCTTTTTCCTCCACCTACTGAACATTCTAGCAGGACGGGTTTGTCGTCCAGCCTTAATGCGTCCATGGCTTCCTGTATCGCCTGTGATTGATAGGGTCTAAGATTTATCATGGGCTAGCAATAGTCCAATGGGTGAGGGTGGGAATATTTTACTGATAGCCTCAATCTTTGCTTTTGCATTTTTATAAATATCTTTATACGGTAAATTAATTTCCATTCCCTCGATTATTGCATTTTGAACGGCCCGGTCAGCCATTTCAAGAATATGAAGCTGATCTGAATTCAAAACCTCACGCATGTTTTTAAATTTCTGTTCAATCAAAAATAAACCGTTAATTTCCATCTTTGAAATATTGGAGTAATACCGCGAGGCATTAGAGCTTCCTTGACGTACAGCATAATCAACAAAGTCTTTAATTATATCCGTGCATTTTTTTCTTTGTATTTTTCCTTGCTCACGCTCAACCTGATACTCTAGGTTTTGGCGTTGCGTAGCTATTTGTTGCAGTAGCATTCTGTTTTTTAAGAATTCACGGGCTAGCTTTACCTTAAAATCAATGACCTCTTTTGAGTTCTTCATTAAACTAACTAAAATTATAGCCTGCAATTCATTCAAACAAGCAATCTTAATCGGCCGTCCTTTTGTCTTAACTTCAGCGATTTCAAATCGCTCTAGTTCAGTAATGTTTGAGTGCTCTTCTAGTAATTTAAGGACGCTTTTATGCTGCAATCCTAAATTCTCGGAAATAATCCAAGTCGTTGTATAAATATTACTTCCTTCCATAACTACTAGCCCACCCATGATTTATCCTTAAATGACACAAAGAGTAATCTTATCATTTAATTTAGTTATAAACTATTAATTTAATGGCAATAAATGTACGTATGCTATTTAGCGTTTAATCCTTTTGTGCTTACCTTTATCGTCATAGCGTAAAACCTCGCCGTTCAGGGCGGGGATGTAAGCTATATATTTCAATTCATCTGTCATTGTTTTTCTTCATTTTGGTCGTCCAACTAGTGATAATCAAATACGCATGNATTGCATTCGTAACCGAATCAAACAACGCTAATATCTCGCGCCTACTCATTGCTCCAAACACATCGACCATCTTGGCATCAATACTGTCTTGAGTCATGCCCATAGCAATACACTGATTAAGAAGCGCTTCCTTTACCGTGTCATACGTGCCAACGTAAACGCGGCGCTTGCTTCGATTGTAATACGCCTCAAATCGCCCGTTGCTACTCATGATTCCGACGTAGCCCGAAAGAGTTACGCGACTCATGAAGCAGCGTCCAATTTTTGAAGTAATGAAAAATTAGACAAAACATCAATAATGTCAGCTAAAATGTCATCAGCCATTTTGTCAATATAAAGAATATCGCCACAAACCAAATTTGATTTTATTACCGCTCTTAAATGAATATCCCTATCGTCAGTACTTATACTAGCCATAATTAATCCTTAATTTTCAATAATTAGTTGCCCATTCGCACGATAGAGGGCTGCTATTTAAAGGCCAGCGTATCGCTGGCATATGCAAAAATAAAACTTAAAATGGTACGTCATCTAAATCCATTACTTTGTTAGCGTTACGTTGCAAAGCCGACATCGGTACACCCGTTGCAACCAGCGTTACTTTCTTAATCCCAACTTCATTCGCAACAGAACCCGAAGCGTGAACTTCAGTCACGTGATTGCCAGTCAGATTTTTACCGTCTTGCGTAGTCAGTTCCCACTCAGCAATTTTGATCGTAGCGACCCGGCCTTGCATAGGTGCTAAGTCAGCGTCTGTTGGCGCGCTGGCATGAAGAGGCTTGAATTCAAACAATCCCATCACAAGTTTCAACATTGACAGATTGCGATCAATCGCCAAAGGGCTACCATCGAAACATTTTATTTTCTGAGATACTTCGCGGTTCTTAAATGGTCCGCTTGTTAGCTTCCACTTAATTTCATAATACTTTTTATTGCCAAAAGGCGTATTCGAATCAACTAGTAAGAAACTCTTAATACCGCATCTGATATCGTGCCATCCGGAATAACGTCAAAGCTTGTCAAAAAGCTGTCCCCTGGTTTTCCAGATGGCACTATTCCTGTTCCTGAAGTCCAAAAACTCATAATGTTACCTCTTTTTTGTTAGTGTAAAATGGGATATATTTTTCAATGTCTGCAAATGTCATAGGTATTTCGTCCGGCATTGAGAATCTGTTTTTGCTTGCGTGTACTTCTGTAATTCCAACCGATATTGTTCTATACCCTAAACTCTTGATCAGATTCCGACCGCTTTCAGTTTCAACGGTCATTGATTTCATTTTACAGAATCCAACCATATCAACATCATCGATATACACAGCTCTTGACGCGTCTCCATTCATTACAAGCGTATAAACATGATAATCTTCTTGGTCCGGTCGCTTGCAGTTTTTTATCTCAATATGCGATATAAAAATAATAGTTATTCCGCGCTTTGCTAGTGCGTCCATCTGTGCCTTGAATGCACGGTGTAAGCTCGCAGCTTTCAGAAATCCAGCCCCGTATCCGCCGTATGCTGCCGCAATCGTGCTGACCGTTTCACCTCTCTTGCCGGGTGGGCTTGTAGCTATCACGTTTGCAATGATGAGCTGATCTAACTTGCTGATGCTGTCGATAACAATTGTTTTGTAAGGAATAACATCAAGTTCACGCAGTTGTTTTATAATCTCCCTCAGTTGATCTAACGTCTTGCAAACCGGAAATGCCTCACAACCCACGACATTATTTTCTTCGGTCAAGATAAATAAAGCGTCTGGGAATTCATTTGCAAGCGTTGACTTACCGACACCAGGTACACCATAAAGCGTTATTCGCGGGGCTTGTGGTTCAACCTTTTGGATCATATCAAGTATACTCATGCCCCACATCCATCAGGGTATAAATCCCCGTCTTGATTCTGGTGCTGGTGCTGGTGCTGGTGTGTACTAGGAGCAGGGATATCAGCAACACACGAAGACAATAATAAAACCATCAACAAAGAAGCGTATTTCATACAGTCACCTTCGAAAT